GTCTAAATCTCGCAGCGGCCTCGGTACCGGAGTCGGCACCGGCGGGGCGACAAGGTCGAGCTCTATCCCGGCCCACTTGAGTAGCCCACGCACCACCGACCACCTCGAGCGCCGATAGTTGGCCGACAGGCCCACACCGGTAATCCACTTCTGAACCGCCTCGGATGTCACCTCGACACCGTCGCACGCCCGCTCGAACTGGATTAGACAGCGCCTGAACCCGTAAGCCGATCCGCTGTTCCACGCGCCCGACGCGACCTTCCACGCCACATATTCATCGACCCGGCCCCCGCTCCAGATCACGACCGGGAGTATGGCATCCCCCGCCCGACTTGACACGTGCGGTATCTTGCGTTCGGTGCCTTCATCCAGTTCCACCTAACGGCCCCCTACGTCGTCCCCTGACGGCAACGGATCGCTGCGAAGTGGAGCCTAAGCGGGCACCTCCACCAACTACAAGACCGGGGGGCGGCCTTATGAACATCACCAGAGTCTCCGAGAAGCTCGAGGCGTTTCGCAGGGACTTCCCACCATGCGACTACGCGATCCTTCAGGGCTTCGACGAGGACATCGTCGGGTCCACGGCGAGGGTTGTCGGCCATTGCCGCATCGTCGACGTCGCCACCGGTGTGGTGCTCGCAGAAGCACACGGCACCCGCGCCCTGCGCGAACCCGTCGCCGGAGCTCAGGGGCACCGTGACACCCGCGACCCGGATAGGGCGATGACACAGGCCCTCGGTCGGGTGCTCGGCCTGATGGGCTACGCCGACGCTGCCGGCATCGAGGGCGACACCGACGAGCCCGACGAAACGGGCGTGGAAGAAGCAGCTGCACCGCCGGCCCCGCGGGCTGTACCGAATCATCCAGCCGGCTCGAATGTTGAGAGCCTCGCTACGGCCCGCCAGGTGCTCGCCGGTGAGGTGGAACCACCGACCCCGGACATGGTCGACACGTCCGATCTGAAAGCGAAGCTAAACGGCCTCGATCCGGCGTTGCGGGGAAAAGTACGAGCCGGCCTGTCGATGGCCGGCTTCCCGATGCCGGTCCCGAACCCGCTACGCCGAGACAAGTACCAGGAGATCGCAGCGTTCGTCGACGAGGAGATCGCCACCCTCACCTCGCAGTCACCAGGCGCAGCGACCCAGACACCTCCCGAGCAGCCGCCGCTTCCCTCGGCGACCTGACAGACCTCCAGATACGCGTGTACGAGCTGCTCTGTGACCTCGGCAAGGCAACCGATGACGCCCTCGTCGACGCATACGAGGGCCGCTTCGGCCAGGTCAGCCCGAGCACCGTGCGAACGCGTCGCCGCGAACTCCAGGACGCCGGCGCTGTCGAGGTGGTCGGTCATGCAACAACGAAGGGAGGGAACCGGTGCCGCGTGTACCAAGCAGCGCTGTCGACGCCCTCTCAGGGGTTGTAACCGAACAGCAATGGCAAAACACAGTCGTCGAAGCAGCGGAACTCCTCGGATGGTGGGTGTTCCACGATCACGACAGCCGGCGCAATCAGCCGGGTTTCCCCGATCTGTGCCTGATCCGGCCCCCTCGCGTCGTGTTCGTCGAGCTGAAGCGGGAAACGGGGAAGGTCACCAGAGCCCAGGAGGAGGTGCTCGGAATGCTCGCCGAGTGTCCAGGGGTGGAAGAACGAGTCGCACGGCCCTCAGACTGGCCGTCGTTAGTGGAGTGGCTTGTATGACGCTGTCATGCACACCCGAGATGGTCGGCGAGCCCGTAAATGCACCATCGCCACTCCCCCCGGTGCCGTCGAGGACGGCGGAGCCACAAGCATCGACCACGACACCGGCCACGGCTGTCCCGTCGACGCTTCCGCAACGTCCTACGGCTACGACGGCACCGGTCATTCTCCGGCGGGACACCGTGATATCACCCCCACCTGAGCGCCTCCCGGTGCTCGACGACGACGTGACACCGGGACCCGGCGACATCGACCTGATGCCGGCATCCCAGGTGCTCGACTGGCGGCCCCTGGTGTCGATCTGGTTCCGCGCCGCCGACGTCGACCGGGTCCTCGACATCATCGCCTGTGAGAGCTCCGGCCGTTGGAACGCCGAGTCGAAACGCCTCGCCGACAACGGCATGCGAGCCCAGGGCCTCATGCAGCACCTCGACGGGTACTGGCCCTCGAGGGCGAAACGTGCAGCTGCGGCCGGGTACACGAACCACGGAGACATCTGGTCGCCATCAGACCAGGTCGCCGTGTCCGCATGGCTCGCATACCGCACACCTCAAGGGTTCAGCCACTGGGTGTGCGACAAGGGGGAAACATGAAACTCGTCACCGCCGCAGCCGTAATACTCCTGTGGATCACCGTCTTTTGGTACGACACCGCCGACGCAGGCGTCCTAATCGGCCGTCCAGGGCAGATGCCATCCGGGTACATCCACCTAACCGCCTACGAGGTAGGCGACAGGGTGCTCGACATGATCGAATCCGGCGATCTCGACGCCGACCAGGTGACAATCGCCGCCACGGGCGTCGTCTTGTCGGGGACACCCCAGGACCTGCTCATCGAGGCCGGCGTGATCCACGAGTTCTACGTCGACCGCTTCGACCAGGTGCTGCGCTTCGACGACCCGGCCTGGGGCCGCATCGTCGCCGGATCGTGGCAGACGGAGTGGCAGGCCGCCTACTACTGGGGGACACCGTCATGAGCCTCAGGTCGACGGAATGGGTGTGGCGGCATTCGCCGGCACGCAACGGAGCCCGCCTGGTGCACCTCGCCCTGGCTGACATTGCCAGGTGCTCGTCATGCAAGGTGGATCGCAAGTGTGGATGCGGGGAGGTGCTCGCCCTGTGGGCCAGCCTCGGCCTCCTCGAGGCCCGCACCGGCCTATCCAGAACAGCTGTGAAGGGTGCCCTGCGGGAGCTGTCCGACGCCGGCCTCATCGAACGCACCTCCGGCGGTTACGGAACCGAAGCGTGCTCGTACACGCTGACGATCCCACCAGACGGCAATGGCGGCGCATGGCTGTTCCACGCCGCTACCGGGTGGGGGTACGGGGCCGGAAACGACCCGGAGGGCGACACAAGCCCTGTACGCCCGTCGGGGGTCGGATATAGCCCCCCTGTGGAAAGTGGAGGTAATGGGGGGTCAGATTCCGTCGCTAGGGGGTCACATCTAGACGCTAGAGGGTCAGATTCCGACCCCTATACAGATACAGATACAGAAAAGAAGGAAACCGGCTCAGAATCCTGTGGAGAACTAACCACCGCTGAGCACCTCGCCTACCTCCAGGCAGCTCGACATCCGGTGCTCCGCAATGCCTAGTGGATGCACCCGCCCCTGGGAGGCGATGTACCGGGCCCTGTTGCGCCGCTTCACCGAACTCGTCGAGGAGCTCGACAAGATCACCAAAGCCCACAACGACCTGTACGCACACTTCCTCGACGACGATGAGTGATCTGCGTAACGCAATGACCCGCCTCTCAGCGTCCTGCCACCTCGTCGCCCTCGACATCGACACCTTGGAGGGCCTCGCCTACGAACGCACCGTCACCGACGCCGTGAAGGTGTCAGGCGGCGACGTAATCGACCTGCACGCCGTGGGCGACCAGCGGGCACGCACCGCCCTCACGGGCATCGAACGACACGTCGGCCCGCTCCTCGAGCACCTCGACAACGCAATCAAGCTGCTGCACGCCGGTTCGGTCGAACCGCCACCCAGGACACGCCGCCAGGTCACCAAAGGGGAGCTCAGGGAAGCACATGAAGCACGGGAGCGCCGCAAGGACCGGGGCGAATACGCGCCCGAGCCTGCCAGGCCCCAGCCGAGGATCGACTGATGGACCGCTTCGACGACTGCCGGCAATGCGGCGGCCAGTACCGCTACTTCACCAAAGCAGCCTTCGAGATATGCGACGAATGCGGCCACAAGCGGCGTTACACCGACACTTCCCCCTGGTGGGAACGAGCAGCCTGCAAGGGCCTCGACATCGACGTGTTCTACCCAAAACGAGGGCTACCCGCGAAGAAGGCGAAACGGATCTGCGCGAGCTGCCCGGTGCTCAACACCTGCCGGGCCTACGCCCTGGTTGCAGGTGAGCGAGTCGGCATCTGGGGCGGCCTGTCCGAGAAGGAACGCCGTCTTATCCGAGCCGCCCGAGGCTTCATCGACATCAGGTGTGCCGACTGCGCCGGCTGGTTCACCCCGACCAACAGCCGCCGCGTCTACTGCGACGAGTGCAGCACCGCCGAAGCCCTCAACGAACGCCGAGCGCGCTACGCCCGAGAGAAACGACTGCGGCGTGCCAGCTAATCCATCACGCTGTTACGCCCGGGATGCACACTTGTGCTCAGGTCGAACCAGTGCGCCCCAGAGTGATCTGCCTCGAACGAGGCTGCGGCAACCTCACCGAGCACCCGCCCCGGTGCGAAGAACACTCGACACACCGGACACCGCTCGGCCCCAACCGCCTGCCACCCACCCACTACGGCCGAGCCTGGACGACGTTCTCCAAGCAACTACGACGCGAACAGCCCTGGTGCAGCCGATGCGGAACCGACGAGGACCTCACCGTCGACCACGTCCTACCCGGCACAGGAGCCGGCGGCTACATGGTGCTCTGCCGGCGGTGCAACAGCGCCAAGGGCACCCAGGACAAGCGACTACGCCGGGTGCTCGACACGATGTAAGGGGTGGCCTTTTTGAGGGCCCGAGCGGACACCCAACGCCCCGTAAGCTTCACAAATCTGGCCGCAGTTTCCCGAGGTGGGGAGTAGATCGGCTGTGAACCGTGGGTAACCCTCCGAAGCCCCTCGAGGTTCGGGTGCGCCAGGGCAACCCCGGCAAGAGGCCCCTGCCGCAGCTCGTCGAGGTCGGCATCGCCCCGGTGCGAGCACCGGCAGCGCCGTCGAACCTCAAGACGCAGGGGAAACAAACATGGGCGATCCTGTGGGAAGCGGGTCACATATGGCTCGGCCCCTCCGACGCGGTCGCCGTGAAGCTCGCCTGCGAGCAGGCCGACGAGGTGACGTCGCTGCGTCGTGCAGCTGCACAAATCAAGAACGCCGGCCTGAAGCTCCAGTACCACTACGCCACCCAGGCCGCCGAGAAGCTGCTCATGTCGTCGCTGTCCCAGCTCGGCTTCACACCGACCGCTCGGGCACGCCTGGGCCTGACGGTCGCCCAGGCCGCTGAAACCGAATCACGGCTGAGTCGTTTCCAGCGGCGTGTCGGTTAGGGCACCGGCGACGCTCGGCGGCGAGATAGCCGACTTCACCGAGGCGTTCGTCCGACACACCAGGGGGGAGCTAGCCGGCGAACTCGTCGAGCTGCGACCCTGGCAACACGACATCCTCGACGGCCTCTGGGCCCTCAACGACGACGGCCTCTGGAAGCACCGCCAGGGCCTCATCATCCTGCCGCGCAAAACCGGCAAGAGCCTCCTGATGGCATCGGCGGCAACCTGGACGCTGTTCGCATCAGGGGAACCGGGCTGCGAGGTGTACGTAGTCGCCGGATCTAAGGACCAAGCGAGGATCGTATTCAAGAACATCCAGGACACGATCGAGATGGACGCCGAGCTGTCGGCGGCGTCGGAGGTGTTCAAGGACGCCATTGAGGTCCCGTCCTCCGGGTCTGTATGCAGGGTGCTCAGCTCTGACGGGTCCCTCGCACACGGCCTGTCGCCCGTCGTGTCGATCGTGGACGAAACGTGGTGCCACCCGTCCGGCGACCTGTACGAGGCGCTCCTGTCCGGTTCTGGTGCTCGACGACAGAGCCTGCTCGTTCACATAACGACGGCGGGTGTCGGTGAGGGAACACCGCTCGCGCAGCTCGTCGAGTACGACCGGCGAGTCCAGGCAGGCGAGGTCGAGGACCCGACATGGTGGTCATGGTGGAACCCGCCGCCACCCGACTCGGACCACACCGACCCGGCGACCTGGGCCCAGGCACACCCCGCCTATGGCGACTGGATCACCGAGGAATACCTCGACAGCCAGCTCAAGCAGATGCCGTCCCCGGAGTTCAAGCGCCTCCACCTCGCGACATGGATCAGCGAACGCGACGTGTGGCTCGAGCCGCACCAGATGGAGCTCGTCGGCGAGTGCGAACCGCTCACCGCCGACGACTTCCCAATACTCGCCATCGACGGCTCCTGGAGCTCAGACGCTTCGGCCATAGCGGCCGCAACCGCAGACGGCCGCATAGAGCTCCTCGAGCTACAGGAAAAGCCGATGGACGGCCCCGACAACTACCGGATCAACATCCCGGACCTGCTCGCCGGCCTCGTCGAACACGCCGAACGGCTAATGCCTCGGGCCATCGTCTACGACCGGTACCTCCTGGGGCCACAGATGCTCGCCCTGGGCGACGAGGGCCTCCCCGTCGTCGAGTTCCCACAGAACGCCCGCCGCATGGTGCCGGCCACTAAACGATTCGCAGACGAGCTCCTCGACGGCAACCTGTCCATCGTCGACAACGACCACGCCGCAGCGCTGCGCCGCCACATCGCCAACTGCCGCCTCAAGACCGACCGCCTGGGCTCCCGCATAGTCAAGGACCACACGGGCAGCAGCAAGAAGATCGACGCCGCCGTGTGTGCCGTCATGGCGCTCGACGCCGCGAACGAGATACCAGTCCCTGAACCCGACCCGACACCGAGGATCTACTGATGGCCCTATTCCGCCGGAACAAGGTGCAGACCCGCGACCCTGACCCGTTCCCACCGTGGGTTCCACCCATCTGGAACCAGAACCTGACAGGCGTAGCCGTCACCGACGACACCGCGCTCGGCATCGTCACCCTGTGGCGCTGCGTGGAGCTGATCAGCTCGACCATCGCCGGCCTGTCGGTCCACGTCTACCGCGACGGGGAACGCATCGACACGCCTGCAATCATCATCCAACCCAACCCGACCGAGAACCGCATCGACACCTACTCGGCTCTCATAACGTCGATGCTGCTACGCGGCAACGGGTACGCCCGCCTCGGCGACTTCGACCGGTTCGGACACCCCCGCCAGCTCGTCGTCCTGAACCCCGACGCCGTCCAGGTGCGCCTATCCGAGGCGACAGGGGCGATCACATACCAGGTCGGCGACTCGACGTACACCGCCGCCGAGATTCTCCACCTGCGTGGCTTCATGCGCCCCGGCCACA